AGGGCAAGCAAGGTATTGCGCACCCGGCAAATCGTAGTATATATTTCCGGTTACGTTTTTACGTAGTGCCGGAATCTGTACAGTGTTATAAATACGCTGTTCCGCTTGTTCAACAAACGTAGGTATATTGAGTATGAAGGAACTTTCGTAGTCCTGAACATACCCAAGAATTGCGCTCTGTAACTGACTGTAATTCACAGACTACTCCTTAACCCATCGGTCCACGTGCCATTACACCTTTAGTCGCTGCACCTGTGCCACGGATTTTAATACCGTCAGTCTTTACATCTTCATTAGCAGGGTTGCCAGCGCTTACACGTGGTGTAGCCGTTTTCTTGGTCATCTTGTCAGCGACCAATTTGTTTGGGTCTTCCATCTTCTTCATGACCATAGGGCCTCCAGACATACTGTGTGGTTTAGCATAGACAGCGGCTTGCCCCACTTCTTTACCCATTACCTTTTGTGAGAACTTAGCCATATATTTAACCTGTTTTCTGATTAGCGACTTTAGCCAGACCACGACCCATTTGCAGCATCTGGGAATCAGTCTTACCGCCCTTAGCCATTTTCTTGGCACCGTGCATACGCTTCTCGTGCTTTTTAATTTCTTTGTCCGCTATCTTTTTAATCAGCGGTTTATCTTGTGCTGCATCCATATGTTTTGCCATTTTCTGCTCCTATGTCGTCGTTACTGTGACGTTGCTTACTATGCTTGCGCTTGTTAGGTAGTTAGGTGTTAAACCAAAATCGCTGTAACTCGCCCCACCTATTGGACGCCAGCCCCACTGGAACACCCTACTACCACCGCTTGGGTCACCAAAATCTGTATCTACCGTTATCTGCAGCCCTGTATAACCTGCTTGATAGTAGCTATTATCACGACGTGGCTCGCGTACTGCTTGCGGATCATCCACGGGGTACATGCCCAATTGTAACTGAGGCTGATCAGGTTCCCAACAGGTAGTGCAAACTTTAATCTGTACCTGTTTGGTTTTAATTATTAAAGTTTTTAAATCCTTTAATTTATATCTAAAACCGCACCGATCACACTCGGCAATTGAGTGTCTGCCTGAACTAAACCTATTACCCATGATTACGTCACAAACATCTGGCGTGGAACAAAGCGCACAGCAGCCGTATCACGGTCTTCACTCGCTGCCCAATCCCAAGCCTCGTCGTACATTGCTTTTAAGCCAGCAACACGAGTAGGATCAACTTCAACTTTTTTAATTGCAATCATGTAGGCTAAACCCGCAACCAAACAATTTAAAAAACGAAAAGGAATATCAACCACATTAACGCCATCACCTGCGTCATATATACGCTTCATGCGCCAGTAATAGAACACATAGAACGGGTCTTGTTCTGTGCCTTGATCAGGCGCAGGCCAGACATTAATCTGCGGGTTCTTTGATGCTGCTGCTTCCGATCCAACTTTCTGCCCTGACTGACGGTTGATCCACACCTGAATAGGGCGACCTTGCGCTAGTTTGTTAGGAATAGTCGAATAAGTAGAGACGCTTATGCGTGTAATATTGAGGTCAGTCTGGTTAGGACCTTGTCCGGAAAAAGTGCGAATAACATGTTCAATAAGATCAACGGTATCATTAGGTAGATCATAACTTGTTTGTCCTTGCACTAAGTTGATCGAGCCTTGCTCGATAGTCCAGAGGTTAATACCTTTGTTAGCCCACTCTGTCAGTAAGAAGTTTAAACTGCGACGTGCAGTTCTAAAATCATAGCCGGTGCGCAACTCTAAGCCACAACGCTCAAACGCTTCCTCAAACACATCATTAAGGTCTGGGTTAAAACTAGTTGTCGCTGTTGAATATGACATTAAACCATCCGCCCTTTAGTTTTACCACGCTGCGCTATGCCATCACCACGAGAAGAAGCGGATTTAACCTTGCCGCCTTTTTTCATACCTTCGCGTTTCATCATTGTTTTAGGGTCAAGGTCTGCGCCTAACTGCATCTGACGAGTATCAGAAGGTGCGCCACCGGAACCACCACCTCTTGATGGTTTAGGTTTTTCTGGTTTTATTAACTTAGATTTTCTACTTTCCCAATCCATATCTGGGTTTTCTATTGGTTTAGCAGTTTTAAATTCGCGTATTTCTGGCGGCAAAAGCGGGTGCTTCATCGCCATGTGCGCAGAACCTTTAAATTCATACACACCGTCTTTACCTTTTTCCCACAAATCAGGGCGGTAACCTTTTTCAGGAGTATCTTTTTCAGCCATTATTTCCTCGCTGCACGCATGTTGTCTACTAAGTTGGGATACGGTCTACCCGCAGCTTTTGCTGCAGCCTTTGCTGCTGATTTCTTAGCGGGGCTTAACTTCTTTGACTTGCCTAAGTCTTTAGGGCGTGGCTTTTCCCATACTTCACCACCGTCTTTATATTGAGTAAAGTCGGTATTATCCCTACGAGGTTTTTTAACACCTTTAGGCATTTTAGATGGGGCAATGCTACCCATACCACGCGAGGCTAACATTAATACATCTTTCCACGAGTTTTGCCACGTTGAGCTATACCATCAGCACGTCTGGAAGCAGTGGAACCACCTTTGCTAAAAGTTTGGCTGCCTAGTTCTTTAGCACTAACAGTGCTTCTGTACTTAGGACCTTCAACCGGAAACTTCTGGCTGCCCATTTCTTTCTTACTTACTTTACCTCTGTACTTAGGCTCTTCAGTCGGAAACGATTGACTGCCAACACTTGCTTTAGTGTCTTCATACTCAGGACCTTTAAGCGGAAACTTCTGGCTTTTTTCAGCTTTCTTAGCTGGCTTTGCTTTTTTCTCTTCTTTGTACTCAGTGTTATAGCTAGTGCCTGTGCTTTCTTTAGCAGAAGGCAGAGAAACATTCTTAGGTTCAGCATCTAAGTTTTCGTCAGTAAAACGACCGTAGCTACCAACTCGTGGACCAGTAGAGCCACCTTCGTCAAACTTTTTCATTTTGCGTTTCATGATGGCTCCTTATTAGCACATGCCGCCAGATTTTTTACCGGAAATTTTACCGGTCATTTTGTTGCCAGCCATAACAACTTGCTTGCCTTTGGTCTTACCTTTAACAGCCATGCCATCACGGCTAGGAGCTGCGGTAGCTACTTTGCCCATAGAAGTCATACCGCCAGAAGCCATCTTCTTCATTGGTTTACCAGCCGCTGCTTTTTTCTTAGCGATCATTTCCATGAACGGATTTGCTTTTGCCATTTTATTGCTCCTTAGATTTGTTAATGAACTTCTGCACAGTTTTGGTTTCCCAAATGCGTATGCCAGTCCAAATAATAGTAAATAATGCTGCGATGGCTGGTAATGTTTCCATCAATGTTCCTAGTACTGTTAATACCGACAACGCATCAACTGCGTATTTAGTCGCTTCGTGTTGATCTAACATTTCCATGCCCTCAAAGATTTATTTATCCGGCTATTCGGATCGTTCGCCGTCTTTGCAGAGGTAAGTTTTTTCTTCATACCTGACATACGGGCGCAGAACGACTCTTTCCTTGAACCGCCTTCCGGCTGGGGAGCTTTCAAATTCATTCCCTGTTTTTTCGCAGAGGCTCTCCCTTTGGCGTTCAAGCCACCATTGGGGTTTTTCCCCTCCTTGCGTTGCCATGCAGGAGACTTAGCCATAGCACACCGTTACGCTATACCCTGCGGGTGTCGTAGCAAAAATTCCGTTTTGTGCCAAAATACCTTCACCGGGTAATATAATATCTACCACATTGTTAGAGTTTCCCGGAACACCAATACGAATTAGTTCAGTGCCAGTACCTTCGGTAGCGTTGTCATAAAGCACTACATCCCCAGCAGTTGCTGCGCCAAGGCAAATAATACTTTTAACACGAGTACGACCCGCATAAATTATGCCGTTACCAGTTGTATGCGCCGATCTTACGTCTGTTTGCATCATGATAGATGCTCCTTATTAAGCCGGTGTAATTGATGTAGCGTCAGAACCATTCCAAGGGGAAGCGGCTGCAATACCTGTGCAGGTATAAATAACACCTGTAGATAAAACAACTACAGATTTGCCTATGGTTTTGTTTCTTGTGTTGATTGCGTTGCCAACAGCGCCTAAAGCGGCTGTGGTTGTAGCGGGGAAGACGAATCCGTTTTGAGAGATAACTGGACCCGTAAAGGTAGTATTTGCCATGTTAAATTGTCCTTACATGCAAGTTAAGCGTATCTGTCTGCATGTTGTCAGCCGGGGCTGTCAGATACACCGGGTTCCCGGAGATTTATTACTTTATACCACAAAAGGGGGACCGAAGTCCCCCTCTTTTTTAGGCACCTGCTGAACCGTACATACCAAGCGGATCAGACCAACCAAACGAATAACGCTCACGAGACTTGTAACGTACGTTACCGGTATCGAAGTCGCCATCCATAGATTGGCTTATTGGGCTACGAACAAAATGCTTCATGCCGTTAGGAACATCAGTGGTCAAGAACCAAGCGTTAGTGTCGGTCAAGAAGTGGTTAACTGCATAACCTTCTGGAATCGAACCGTTGTTCTTGATTGCGTTGATGTCGTTATCTGCAGTACCAACACGTAGGCTGGTTTCTAACAGACGAGTTGCAACGAACATTAAGCTTGGTGGAATAATCAGCTTACGTGGTTTAGCTGCAATCAGCAGGCCACGTTCATCAACCCAACCAGCGATCTGAATTACAGCGGCTTCCAAAGAAGTCTCATTCAAGTCAGCAGGAGTTGTTGGAATGTTGCTGTTAAAGCCACCAGAAACTAAAGGATGTGAAGCAGAGAACAGAGGTACGCCATCACCACCGTAATAAGCAGCGGAGTTAGTGAAACCGTTGTTCAAAATGCTAGCACCTTTAACTTGCTTGGTGTAAGCCATCGAACGAGCCAAACCTTTGGTGTAACGAGCAGACAAGCTGTCGTACAAGTTATCTTCAATCGCTTCTTCAGTGATTGAGAAACCCTGAGCAATGGTCTCGTGGTTGTATCGAGCAGTCCATGCTTCCTGTGCATTGTCATAAGCAATGGCACTACCCTCGTTTTTAACAGGGGCAGCTGAGAAGCCTGACAGCTTTGTTTCTTCTTCAAACGAACGCTCAGAAGATTCAGTTTCGTAAATCTCTTTGTGTTCTTCGCCGTAGCGAGCATATTCAAGACCGAACAAAGCGTTTAAGCCCGGTAACAGTTCTTTAAGTAGTTGTGCGCGTGAAATTGCCATGATCTATTCTCCTATTAAGCGGCTACTACACCAGTGGTGCTGTTGTACTGATGTGTATTGAGCTTAACAATCAGTTCCACAAAATTGCCAGAAGCTAAGGCAGTTGCAGGAACTACATCAATTACACGCAGAGGAATGGTCGCTGTAACAACGCCTGTTGCGCTATATGCAATACCAGCTTCTGAATTACCGGTTGTTGTATTACCCGGAGTATTCAAAACAGCAGACATGTTAGAGCCAACAACCGCACGAGTTACACCAGATGTGCTAACAGTGGTACCAGACGACAGAACTACTGCTTTGAAAGCAACAGTAGGATCATCTACTACATATGCAACACGATTGGTTACGCCTGTACCGGGAATAAATTGCCCCTGAACAGTTTGACCAGACGAGTTAGTGTACTGACCACCTACGCATACACCGACAGGGGTAGCAGCATCACCGTTTGTTGATAAAATTACACCACCAGAACCACCAGAAATTTCAACTAAGTCACCGAAACAAACGGCACCAGTCTCAGCACTTGCAATGGGAATCTGACGGATTGCTCCTGCATACGGCATACCATCAATTCGATTGACTGGTAGAAAGCCGTAAGGAGCGCTTACAGTTGGAAAAGGCATGATTTACTCCAAAAAAATTATTTAGCACCTTTGCCAAATTTCACCTCAGTTTTTCGCTCATTAAAGAGTGGCATACGAGGATCGTTTTGGCGCATCAAATTATTGTCAACGGATTCCATCTGACGTTCTGCTTGATTTGTAAAGTGTTCGTTGCGAGCAACGATTTTTTCTACAGGCATCTTACATAACATCAAACCGCCGATTTCGACGTTTCCGTTAACATTTGCCGGAAGCATAAGCTCAGGATGATCCACAGCTTTCACCGGCTCCCATCCTTCACGTGTTTTTCTTGACACGTTTGAATGGTCCGCTATTCCGCCCACATGTGTGGCGATCCAACGGTATCCGTACCCCGGTTCAGGAGTAGGATCAGGGAGCGTGCTTGGCGGCACGTATACATATCGAGTCTCTTTTTCGCGTGTTGTGACATCACGGGGGGTACGATTAACCATTTAAAGCCTCCAGTTTTAAAACTTCCTTAGCATATTGTTGTGGGGTAAGACCGAGCTTTCGTGCAAATGCTTCTTGCGTCTTCGTTAGCTTGACCTTAGTTTTACCACCAGACGAGCGAGTGCCGGGTGCTACAACTGTCGCAGGGGGTCTCTTAGTGGGGGTATCTCGTGGTTTCTCGCGTTCTTCGCCCCCAAAAACTTCAGGGAACTTATCACGAAGGCGAGCGTCGATTCGCTCGAAGTATTCATCTGTGCGGGCAAATTCAGGCCCGTTAGTATTGACCAGCTTAGTATGTAGCGCAATTGCCATGGCGGTTAATTCTTCGTAACCGTCAGACCCGAACCACTGGTTTTTAGCCTGCCAGCGCAGGGTTTTATCGTCGAGTTGCGGCTGTTGCTGCTGTATAGGTTGACTATATACCTCTTTATTTTCATCTTGTAAAGGGGTTGGTCTAAAATTTTCAGCTTGAGACAGACGCATCTTCGCATCTTGCAGAGCTTCCTGCGCTTCTAACATGGCGTCAGAGTCGTAAGATTCTGCTGCTTCTTTATACTTACGCCGTGCCATGTCCAACTCACCCTGTGCTTTTTCTTTCAACACACCGGCATAAGTCTGCTCACCATTAGAGACATAGTTTTTTAGACGTTTGTTCTCTTCAATGATTTGCTGGGCAACACGGACAGCTTCTTCTCGTTCACGAATAGCCGCTTCTTTTGCACGGCGCTCATCATGACGGGCATGGGCCAGTTCCTTGATACGCTTTTGTACTTTGTCGCCATACTGTTCAATCTCTTCGTCAGAGGGGTCTTCAACCTCTTTATCTAACGGTTTGCGATTGCGATCAGCGACAGGGGTATCGTCTTCTATCTCAATTTCGACATCGCCTTCAGATTCGATAGTAATCTCAATATCTTCGGCTTTTATGTCTTTGTCTAACTCATCAGGGAACTTAAAGTCCTCACCACTGTTTGTAGCCATAATTTCTCCTATGCTGCGCGGGAATAGCCGCGTGGGTCTTCCACAACACCTTCTACCTGATCATCATTGATCATGCGGAATTCTCTGCCGTGAATCTTAAATCTCGTACCTGAGTAGGCACGTACCAATATAAAATCACCTTCTTTACACCACGCACCACTTGCGTACTTTTGTTCATCGTTATACGCATCTGGACCAACACGTAAAACAAACAAAACGGTTGTGGCATGTTCTTCTGATTTCATAAACTGTGTTGCTTTTACGATAACAGAATTGTCAAAGGTATCTTCTATTTCAGGAACTGCACATAGAATTTTCCATCCGGTTGGATGTGGCAACTGCGTTGCACGTACTTCACGTGTGTCTACAGCACCTTCTTCCGGAGCCGCTTCTTGTTGTACTTCTGCTACATGATCAGGCAATATGAGATCACTCATCGTCTTCTTCTTTCACTCGTTTAGCAAGGTCTAATAAATGACGCTCTGCGATGGCGAGACCTTGAATTACACCGCAAAGCTTTTGGTAAGACGCATAGTCGGCACAAGCCCCTCCCGCCACATCATCGGCGTAGTTGTTCATGTCGTCACGGATATGTTTGCGTAGGATGTCTACGAAATTGTATTCAGTTACTTCGCTCATTTATCTCCTTTTTTGGGTGGTTGGTTTTTTTCTTGCTGGCGCATGGACTGCTCCATGCGGTTTCTTGCGATTTCTGTGCCTAAGCGAATACCTTCTTTCTCGTTATCCGCTTGGAATTTAGCTTGGGACTCACTTGCTTTTAATCCCAGTTGTGTACCTTTTAGCTGCATCTCAGCTTGCAACTGTGCTTGTTTTAACTCCAGCTCATCTGCCTTCGCAGCAGCGTCCGTCATCATTTTCTTTTCTTTTAAATCTAAGTCTCGAGATTTCAACTGCAACTCTTGCTGCTGCATCTGAACAACAGGGTCTTGAGCCGCTTGCTGTGCCGCAGCCTGTGCAGCTTGCTGTGCCACCATTGTCTGGCTCTGCTGTAAGACCATCGGAGCTGCTTGTGCCACTAGACGTGACAACTGAACTTCAACATCTGGCTCCATCTTAGAATCAGGTTTCGGTAACTCAGCACCCAACGCACCTTCAATCTTGCTTCTATAAGCAAAGGCAACGTGCTCCATAATGTGTGACTGCATAGCTTGCGAAATCATCGCAGCTTGTGGGTTCTGTCCTACCATCTGCTGAATCAGTGGGTCTTGAATTGCTGCCATGTGAACTTTAATGTGCGCTTCATGATCTTGATACAAGAACGCTTTAACTGGTTTTAAGTTAATCACATTCATGTTTTCAGAGATCGGGTCTTCTGGCATTTTGTCTTCATCGGTCTTAACAAGTTTCTGTGCGTTCTTAATACCAAGAATCTCTAACATCTGACGATGTAACAACGGCATGTCATATAACTGTGGCGCACCTTGTGCTAACTGCAGAGCTGCTTGGTACTGCACAACACGCTGCGACATAGTCGCCGCATTCGGATCACTAACAGGAATAATATCTACATCAGAGTAGTCCTCGTACTTCGCACGTGGTGGACCTTCGTCTGGTTCGTAGTCGTACTCTTCTGGCGTGTAGTCACGGATAATGCCAGCCAATAATTTCAACTCTTGTTTGAACGCAAAATGCACACGAGCCTGTACTGCGCTCATTACTTTTAACGTTCGTTCAAGGATCGCCAGAGTAGTTCCCACTGGCGCATTCGCAGACATATCGGACACTTGGATGTCGGCAGTCGCTGCGAAACGGCGACCTTCCTCGACGATGGTGCCGAGCAGTTGGTAGAGCGTAGCTGAAGGTTCTTTGTAAGGTAACGGCAGTATGTTGTCACGAATTCCTCCTGAACCAATATCTACGTCGCGCCATTCACCCGGAGCGATTGGTGTGTCGTCTCCCTTAATACGTAAGCCACGTGATTTAAGACCGCCGGGCAAGTTAGATAACGTACCTGCATCAACCAACTGCCGCATGATGCTTGTAGCCGACATTGCGTATCCACCGATTAAGTGGAACAAACCAAAACCATACGCACCAAAGCCGGGGATGTACTGATAGTGAACGAAGTGTTGACGCTTTAATTTAAGCGGATCGTCTTTCTTCCAATTTCTACGTATCGCTAAAATCTCGTTAGAGCCACGCAGCATCGTTACAACGTATGGCAGAGCGATACCTGTAACTTCACCATCGTCGTCTACGTCTTCATAACCTTCTAAATCTAAGTCAACACACGACTCATACAACTCATAGCGCTCATCGTATGTCGCAGCAAAACCTGTCTCTTTATCTTTTTTCTCTTGAATCTCTGACTTAAATTTCTGTGGCTCACCTAACTCAGTCTCACGATAAAAGCCAGCAACCTGCATCTTAATTAACTCATTCTCGGTCTTACGCATGATGTGCGTAACACGAGGCGCTGTCTGTATCTCGGTAGTACCGTATGGCAGTAGTATGTCTTCTGCTGGCACGAAGATAGAAATCTGACGATCTAAACTAGGATCAAAGTACACTTTCTTAAACGCTGAACCTGTCGCAGGCAGTGACCACAACATACGTTCATGCTCAGGACGAAACTCAGTCATTTTTTCTGTTAACTGATAGTTCATGTCTTCCTGCACACGAGCTGCTGCTTCTTTTTTCTTCGGCGTTTCTTTGCCAATTATCTTTGTACGTACTGGTCCTGAAGCTGGGAAGGTCTCTGTAATTGTCTCTGCTTGGAACCGCACTACTGCTTCTGTGATCATCGGATGAAACACACCACACGCACCACTCCATGGTTCTGTTCTTTCTTCGTACTTCAATCCTAGTAATGTCAGACCATTTTTATATGTGTCTTCCCAATCTTTACGACTGCTTTTATCGTTGTCAATATCAGAGGCAAGCTCTTCTGCAAGTGACTGCAGTGCGCCATCATCAATGTCTTCTGCCAAGTTAGCGTTGAAGTCCTCATCTTCTTCATCGTCAGGACGAACACTTATCTCTAAGCCATCCATGTCAATGTTGACTTCTTCAGGATCAACAATCTCAATTTCTAACTCAGGACCTTCATCCATCTCGTCTTCTATACCTAATGGCGCTTGATATAACGCTTTGTCCATATTTGTTGCCATAATCTATCCTTAGTAGTATGCGTACTGTTTACGCTTAAATATCTGTGGCTCATCTTTTAAGTCTGAGTCCAAACTAATAAAGCCTCCCTGACGGACACGTAGCAGTGCTTGGGAGACCGTATCCACATAGTCATCATGCTCGCCAACAGGGAACGCTGCAACCTCTTCTACGACTTCTCTTGCCCACCTTGTGTCTGGCGCCCAGATTCTTCCTGACGCAAATAGGTCGGAGACTGCATTAATACGGGCAACTTTGTCGTTTGATCCTGCGCCTTTGCCTCGGCTTGGGGTGAACTCTTGAACTGGTATCCCCATTGCTCGGAGTTCTTGTATAAGAGGAGCACCGGCAGCTTTTTTCTCAATAATAAAGGCATCTGGTTCCCATTCCTTGTAGTGTTTTAAAGCCGTTGCTTTCAAGTCTGGGAACGTCATGCGATCTTTAAACGCATCGAGCAATATCACGTGTGGCGAACTGTTGTCTTCCTCGTTATACCAAATACCCCACGTCGTACATGCGCTGTAGTCAGAGGTGTTCTTTGTCTCGTGTGCCGTATCCCACGACTGAATAATGAATTCGCAGCGTGGTGG